CGGAATCGGCCGCCCGGTTGCCAGTCCGACGGGAGCAGCTCGGAAGCGCGGGCATGGTACGCCGACCCGCACTCGCAGGCCGACCGGTTCGTCGGCGCGTCGTGGATGTGGATGCGACGCAGCCGAACCGGCGCGGCCGTCGACTTGTCCTCGCGATCGGCCGCATCCATCTGCTCGACCAGCTTCTTCGACCAGCCGACCGCCGGGTCGCCGCCCCAGCACGCCCAGGCGACCCGGCCGGGGCTCGGGTAGCCCTCCTCGCCGGGGCGGAACCCCTCGCCCTTCTTGTCGACCTCGTGGCGGGCCAGCCACGCCTTCATCTTGCGGGCCTTCTCTGGCGTGATGTCCTCGCCGTCCGCGAGGCGACGCGCCCACCGGACCGTCTCGGGCTTCAAGCCGTCGCCGCCCTTCCCGTCCTCGACCCAGGACACGCCACGGGCGCACTCGTCCTGCACGCCGGCCGGGGGCGTGAAGTTGATGTGGTCGTACTTCTTCGGTGCCCGCTGCTCGGGGGCCGGACGCCCGGCCTCGACCTCACCCGGACCGGCCGTCGTCGGCGTCAGGTCGGTGGTCGCCACGTCCTCGGTCCCGCCCGCGACCACCGCGTCGAGGGGCACGTACCCCTGACCCGTCCGGAGGAGGCGGACGTCGCCGCCGTCGACGGCCGGCATCCCCCGGCGGCCGCGCCGCTCGTTGAGGGTCAGGACGCCACGGTCGAAGTCCACCGCATCGGCCTCCGCGTCGGCCTTCCGGTCACCCGGCGCGAGGTCCCGCTCGAACGGGAATCGGAACTCGACGACGCCCGCGATCGCCGGATCACCGACGAGCAGCGGGATCACGCGGGTGTTGAAAGCCCCCTGGAGCATCTCCAGGGTCGGGCGGATCAGGCCCGAATCCTCGGCCTCCAGCTGCACCTCAGCCGTCGCCCGGGGCGTGGACTCGGAGTCGCCCATCGTCACGGGCTTGCACCCGAACGTGCGCCAGATCGTGCGACGGACCTCCTTGATCAGCGCCGCCATGTCGAGGTCCTTCGGCGACCGCTTGAACTCAACCCATTTCGCGTCCAGATTCGGGTTGTCGCCGTGGATGTACCGGAGTTCGCTGTCCTTCCCGCGTCGCGACTTCAGGTCCTGGACCACGCGGTCAGCCGGCTGCTTACCGAGGCCGGACAGGACCAGGAGGCCCGCGCCGATCTCGTCCGCCGAGTACGCCTGGAGGAGGTGCCGCGCGCTGTGCAGGGCCGTCCCGATCTCCAGGATCAGCGTCTCAATCAGCGGCGTCCCGCCCGGGTACGCCGTGGACGGGAACAGGTTGAAGTAGACCACCTCGTCGGAGGCGAACTCCACCTCGCCCGCGACCGACGGCACCCGCTGGATGTACCCGGTGGTCCGGCCGCGACGGTCGGTCACCGGGTACATCGTCGCGCCCGGCAGCGGGGCGATCTCCTCCAGGCGACCACGGCGGGTCAGGGGGAGCTCGGCCGCGTAGACGTCGTGGACGAGCAGGTCGCGCACGAGCATCGACTGCAACGTCTGCCATGACTTCCCGTCGGACGTCGGGGAGGCGAGGAACCGGGTGATCTCCTCGCAGACCCGCGCAGCCCGGTCGTACACGGGGCTCGACGTTTCGAGCGCGTCGACCGGGGCCACCGTCCAGTCGTAGGTGGAGATCACGCGGACCACCGAGTCGATGCAGGCCCGGATGTCGGGCACCATCCGGTAGGCCGCCCACCGCTCCTCCGGCGTCAGCAGCGGGGCGCCCGGGTCCCGGCGGGTGCTGGCGACACCCAGCATCCCGGCGAACGTGCCCTGGATGGACGTCTGGTGAACGCCCTTCCGTTCGCGTTCCTCGACGGCGTAGCGGGTGCCCTGTCCGAGGGACAGGGGGGCAGAGAGCATCAGGCGCATCGGGCCTCCGCGCTCACCCTACCCCGGCGGGCGGTCAGCCGGACCCGCCGGACCTCGTCCAGAGTTCCAGGGCAAGGCGCTCGTAGGCATCGGCGAACCGGAAGTGGTCGGCGGACGTCCCCTCGTCCCACACCGCGCGGTTGTCCACGATCTTGCGGACCGGCGCGCGCATCTGGTCGCGCCAGTGGAGGACCGTGTCCACGTCCGAGGGCAGGGTGCGCCGGCCGTCGCGGAGCTCGGCATAGGTCACATCCAGGAGCTGGGTCCGGTCGCACTGGATGACGCGCTCCTCGTAGTCGAGGCGCACCGCCAGCTCGTCCGCGCCGACCTTCGGCTGCGAGTGGAACCGCGCGAGCCACACCGAACACCGATCCTCGCCCGCGCCGTGCCGGTAGTGGTCGCGCACCCGCTTCGCCTCGTGCGTCTCCGGGGCCGCGTCGATCACGCAGGCGTCGACGCGGAACAGGTCGATCAAGCGGATCACCTCGTCGAACGACGGCACGGTGCAGACGTACCGGCCGCGCCGGACGTACTGCTCCTCGTCCTCGACCTTCCCCGGACGGGTCCCGAGCACGGAGATCGTGACGTGCAGGATCGCCCCGACGTCCACGCCCATCACGACCGCCGGCTGCTCGTAGGACTCGCCTCCGTTCGGGTCCAGCGGGGGTTCGGACGAGGCTCGGTCGAGGTCGTCGTCCGACACCTGCGATCCGGTCGCCCGCCACAGGCGCCCGAGCACGCCCATCCAGAACAGCGTCATCAGCGTCGGGTTGCCCTGCGCCTTCAAGAAGTCGACGAAGGCGTTCCGGATCGGCTGGCGGTCCGCCCGCGACGACAGCACGTCCAGGCGCGTGATCCGGAACGACCGCTCGGACCTCGACGGGTACGCCGCGACCCAGGCGCCGCCTTCGGCCACCCGGTCCCAGGGACGGTGGCACCGTTCGCACACCGGCCGGAGGTCCCCCAGCGACCGATCGTGCTCGCGCTCGACGTCGCGCGGACGCCACAGGCCCATCGCGTCGACGTGGACGACGTGAGACTCCCAGCCGATCGTCTGCCGGTGCCCGCATCGGGTACACCGCTGCTGCCACTGCTCCTGGCTGCCCGCCGTGTAGTACGACTCGATCCCTCGCTCGCGGCGGGCGTTCGAGACGCGGATCACCTGCGGGAACGACGACTCGGACACGCGGTCCTTGATCCCTGCGACGTGCTCCTCGACGCACACATCCCACTCGTCGACGATCGCGATGTCCGCCGAGAACTCCAGGAAGTCGTTCGGGGTGTTTGACCCCAGGAATAGCAGGGACCCGCGCGGACCGAACCGCTTCCGCTTCAGGCTCTCCGACCCCTCGGACAGGCCCAGGTGCCCACCGGGCAGGCGGGCCGCGTAGGACGGGGTCCGGAGGAGTAGCGGGTCGATGCGCTCGGAGACGAACCGGTCACGCACCACGTAGGTCGGCAACACGTAGGCGCAGATCCGGTCCTTCCATCCCGCCGACCATAGGGTGTGCTGGATCAGCAACTCGGAGATCCCCGTCTGCGGGGCCTTCACGAACGTGGCGTCCTCCATCGTCGGGAGCTCGGCGTACAGCGAGATCAGGAACGGCTTGTCGGCGAACGAGATCGCTTCGGCGCGACGGTTCGAGTGATGCGCCCGGGCAATCTCCAGCAACGGCCATCGGGTGTGGACCGCAGCAGTCACCGTCGGGTGGTCGATCAACGAGGCCTCCGGGCAGGTGCGTCCCACCTACCCGACGGCGCCCCTACGGGGCAGGGGCCAGTGGCTCGCCCGGGGCCGGCGCGTCCACCGGCGCAGGTTCCAGGGCCGTCGCGCGGATCTCGTACCTGGGAAGCTTGTCCACGGCCGAGGACGCGACGTCGGCCGCGCGGTCGCGACCCAAAGCCACGGCGAGAACGCCCACAGCGAGGGCGACCAGGAAGATCGCGGCGGCCACGACCAGCGCCTGCATCGGCTTGGACTGGAGGATCAGGGTTCCGAGCGTCGGCGGCGCGACGGCCGGCGTGGTCGGCTGGACCTGCATGGGCTCCGCTGCCCCGGCCCCAACGAGCGCCCCTCCGCGAAGCGCGGACATGATGTCCTTCTTCGTGTCGAGGATGTGGTCCTGGATCAGCACCAGTTGCTTCGGGATCTCGCGGACTTCCGCGTCAAGCTTCCGGTGCTCCTCGTCCCGGACCCGGGACTCCGCGAGGGCCCGGTGTTCCAGGTTTGTGATCGCCAAGTCCATACGCTCCCCCTCTTGCCGCAGGCGTTCAACCTCGCGCGTAACGAACGTGCGCATGGCCGTATCGCGAGC